TATTGCATCTGCAACAGTTCTTCTTCTTCTAATCTGTGGTTGTTTAGGTTCAAACTCAGTATAATGAACTAATGATCCATTCCATTCTCTGACCATTTCACTGTATGGAAACTCCATACCAGATCTGTCAGATATCGCTTTAGCATATTTTCCTGTAGCAAATTTAGCCATTATATACTCGTTGGGTAAAAGTTTTGTGGAGTTATAAATGTAGATGCTCTTTGACCATCTTCATCTAATGCTCTTTTTAATTCATCTTCGTAAATCATTTTATTTTGTTGCACTAGCTGTGGGTTTTTCTTCATAGATAAATAGTATGCTAAACCCGCACACATGCATGGTAAAAATCTATACGCAACATCTGCTTGATCTGTATAAGCTCCTGCATCTTCTATTCTTTTTATTACAAAATATTTCAATACTGTATAAGTGCTTAAATCTGGTGTTTGGTATAAATTTATGACAGGTGTTGTTTGCCTATCTACATAATACTGTGATGGTGTACCTGTTTCAAATTTATTAGGTATAGCTGCATATGCTGATCTATCTATTTTTGTTAAAGATATATCTTGTGTGTTAGAAGTGTTAGAGGCAGCTGCTGTTGAGGATATAAATGCCTCTAATACATCATTTACATCTGATGAAACTGTATAAGATGCTTGTCCCGCAACAAGTGTATTTTCATCTTGTTCAACCTTCCAAAGATGAATGCCCCTGTTACCCCATTCTGCAAATAATAAATTAAGAGATCTTCTAGCAGATTTTAAATCATAACCTGAACTAGTTACAATTGCACATCTCTCGTATGCCTCTTGTATAATGTCATCTATATTTAAATCAAATCCTGTAGTTCCTGATGTAGCCATTATAATATATCCTTATAGTAATCCATCAATCCACCGCCTTTTTTCTTAACAACTTTCTCTAGAGCTTTTGCTTGTCCTGCATGTGCTTTAGATGCTTTTTTTAATTTAGCAGCTACAGTTTTAATTGTAGACTCACCACCATTTTTAAATTTTTTCTTAGGTCTTTTAAGCAAAGGTTTATTCATTGGTCTCACTGGCTCTGGTCTTACAGGCATTTGTACACGTTTGCCTTTTTTTCTATTTCTAGGTGTATATCTTATCGGTTCAAAACCACGAGAACCTACTCTCATAGGTGTTTCAAATATTCCAACTCTTGAACCTGCACCTAAATCAGCTTTCATTTTAGCTGCTTCAGCTTTTAAATTTGTTGCATCAGTTGTTTTTTTTGATGCTACCCTAATTTTATTACCTTTCTTTTGAAATCCTTGTATATACCTTGTTTCTGGATCGTAAGCATCAGGTTGTGTCATTAATCTTTTTACGTTTTGAGCAGCTGTTGCTGTCATCTCTTTTTTCTTTTTTGCATATTTTCCACCATAAGGTTGCATTTCTGCAAAAGTTTTTGGTGATCCCGAAGATAATGTCATTACACCTTTAGGAGCTTTACCATAACTTTTAAATATATCACTCATTCTTCCTCCCACTTTTGGTTTTGATTTAGGTAATTTACCTTTATCTCTTCTTTCAGCTGCATCAGCTTTATCAAAAGCTTTCATCGCCTCTCCTTTAGAAATTACTTTACCTTTTTTATCTTTATAAACTACACCATTTTCTCCAGTTCCTTTTTTTAAACCAGGAAGTTTTGGTTGTCTTCTAATTTCTTTAAATTTATCTAATACTTTTTGTAATCTTTTTGGATCATTGCCAATAGCTTTTAATAATAATTTTGGTATATTTTTACCAATCATACCTGATCTATTTCTTCTGCTCATAATTTAAATCCTTTTAACATATCCCCATAATAATTGACTAGACTATCGTTACTTACTTTCCTACCTGCTATTTCAGATTTCATATAAGATCCAATATATTTTTCACGTTGTGCATCTCCTGGAGCTTTTGTAGTGGTTTGACTAAACATAGCTCTACCCATGGCAGCTTTTTCAACACCTTTTATTTTGCCTTTATTTTTTGTGGCATAAAAAATAGCAGTGCCTTTTTTCTTCCCATATTGTTCCTGCATAGAGCTCATAATTTTTTTACCTTTTTTATTTAATGGCACTAGTCCTCCTTTTTAGCGGCCGCTTTGAGAGCATTAGTCTCCTTTTTGCGGTTGTACAACTTCTTTGAGTTTATCACTTTTGAACGGAATGTTCTAGACCTTACGAGTTTTGCGTATGGATTCTTTTGCTTTTCTTGCAATATTAACTACCTCTGTTTTACCCATAACCTTAGCTCTTTGTTCCATTACTGTTAATATTTGTATTTTCCTTGCAAACGGTTTAGATACCTTTTTAACTTTTGCAGCAGTCGCACGAGCATCAGCAGGAGTCGCAAACTTAATTCTAACAGTATCTTTAGGATTCTCATCTGTGTATAATCTCCTATCAGAGCCTTTTGGTTTTTTTCCAGTTCCAACTAATGGATCTCTTTTTTTCATAATTATAAGTCTATTGCGTTTCCTATCACAGGTTTGTATTTTGTTTTACCATCTTCTTTGTAAGCTCTCAACAATTGTTTTCTTGGATTATCAGCTACCCAAGAACAGTGGACCCATCCGCTGTTAGGTTCTCCAGGAGTAAAGAACTCTAAAATCATTTGATCCCACTCGAGGTTTGATTTGATCCAATCAAAGACTTCAGCGTTGCTTGTGCCCAGACATTCGAAATCAACCGCTTCAGCACGGGTATGTTGTGAATTTAAACTGCTACCTATTTTTAGGCACAGCTCAGGGGAACGGAAACAGCTAGTAACCGTAACTCTGCCAAAGTGATCACGCACTGGTTGTAGAATATTTTCACAAAGTAATCTTAATTTTTCCATTTGATCTGCATTTGGATTATTATCAATACCGAGCCTGATGGCTGTATCTGATTTAATAAGCTCTGAAAGGCTAAAGTTCCGTGTTAATTTCATTATTGTCTCCTTTATCTGATACCCATGTTTGTATACTTAATCTAGGATGTGTCTTTTTTAAATTTGAGTTTACCTTATGTTTAAGACCAGATTCAACAATAACCACTGAATTTCCTTTGATTGGTATAAAACCTGAACCTAAATTAGATTTAAACATAAATTCACCGCCCCAAGACTCGTGCCATGTTTTATTAAAATAATACGTTACAGCATATTTTCTACCTTCATCATTAGAATCATTATGCCATCCTAAATGATTACCATATTCAAATTTTCTAATATGACTATGAAAATTCATTTTTTTAAAATCAATAAAACTATTGTATTTTAACAATGTATGAAAAATAAAAAAAAATTTAGAATCTATACCATTTTCATTTTGACCAAATGAATATGAATTGTCCTCTTCTTCCTCTTTAAATTTTCTCCAGGTAATTTTAGTTTTATTCATACCTTTACTATTTCTTATTTTTATTACATTTTTGTACATTCTTTTGTACTCATGTTCTGGCAAAAAATTGTGTATCCAAAAAAGTTTGTCGTGAAAGTTAAACGCTAGGTTCATCCTTTTCTTCCATTTGATAAAACATTTTATCAGAATCCTCCGTTACCATTTTCGTAGCTTCCGCATCCCAGTAAGTAGTTTGGACTTTATAGTCTGGCCAACTTGTGTCAGTAGTAAAACTATTAATGTGCCAAAGAAGGCGATTGTTAGGCTGAGCTGCGTAATTACCGTTATCAAGAGCCAGTATATGTGCACACTTATGTTCTTGAGGAATTTCAGAATGCTCAGTATCCAATATGTTAGTATCCGGATGAGCCCAATCAATCGTAAATAAATATTGTCCATGATAAAATTTTTTATCTAATCCTAAAAATTTACCGTTTACACCATCCAACCAATCAAAGCAATGAACACTAGGCCAATAACTAAAACAATTCCACAGTTCCAACTGCTGCGTTGACATATCGGGCACCTTGGCTCTGTCATACGATTTTTGGAAAAACGCTGAGATAGGCAGTCTCCAATAACACGCACCGTTGGGTAACATGATATTAAATAAGATTGCACGACCTGAAATAGATGTGATACCAAAGATAACACACTCTTCAGTTTCTCCATGATGTTCTTTAAGATCATACAAATATTCCTTTCTTAATTTACAATATATTGGAGGAATGTTAGCATTTAAATAAGCCATTAATTTAGTATAAGTTTTTTTATACTTTTTTCACCCATGTAAATTTCAGTTTCTGCTTTGCTTTTTATGCATTTATATGTGACGTTAGGTGTGTATTGTCTTTCAGCATGACGCTTGCCTCGAAGGCATGCAGCCATATTAGGTTGAATACGATGCTCCTTGATCTCTGCTCCTACAAACATAATTAGGGCGACCACAGACTCAATCATTGTACGCTCCGTTCTTATATCCTAGATCCCTGTTGGCATCTTTTAATTCTTCTATGTCCACTAATACTTTGTCCATCTGTCCTCGTAAAAATTCTATGTTTACTTTGTTTAACGCCATATTTTCAAGGTGTGCATTTATACGATCTAAATTTTTATAAATATCCTCCAGCATCATGAATTGCTCAGAATCTGCGGGCAATGAACCTAGTTGTCCACGTGGCCATTTGATTCTAAACTCTGTATTCTCTTCAAGATCTTTTTCCATGATCTGTATACGAGTGTCTGCAATGTTTAAACGTTCTATTATTTGAAAATAGCCCATGGTGCCAAGTGCTACGATTACGATCAGCGAGGCAACCGTCTTCATAGGCATCTGCACGGCTGCCTCCTCCGATATATTGAGTGGTTTTTTATTCATAAATTATTTTGGTAAAGAATTTGTAAGCCATTCATGTGCTTTTTTAAATGGCCATTTAATTATATTCCATACCCATTTTACTATTTTTTTTGCCATAGTTTCCTCCATTACTCCTACTGCATGGATACAATTTATACAATTACAATTAAGCACCATGCATTGATTAGTATTAACATATGTACCTACACCCTTACAATGACAAGGGTGTCCACACATAACACAGTTTAACATTTCCATCTTCTCCTTGCTTGTCGTAATCTTGAGTTTGGATCTCTAGCAGCTTTAGGAAACTTTTTCATTTGTCCAAGTGATCTCGCACAAAAACTCTTTCTACGTTTTGCATCTTTAGAACCTGGTTTTACTTTTCCCGTTACAGCTGTTTTTAATTTAGATCCTGGATTTGCTTTTCTGTAGGCAGCAACACCAGCTGCTGTCATTCCAGCACCCTTTTCAGTTGGTCTAAAATTTTTTTTATTACGGGCTGGCATTACATCGCCACCTCTTTTATAAGCCTCAAGTTTTTTATACATATTATGTAAATGTAATTGTTACTCCACCAGTTCCACCTATTGTTGCATGAATACCATCTTGAAACAAAATACCAGATCCTGGAATAAACATATCCAAACCCTCCTCGCCAAAAAGAAAAGTTGCTATTGTTGTACCAGACGCTCCCCCACTTTTAAAAATTATAGATCCACTAGCACTATTACCTTTTGCTTGTATGGAAGTAAGTCTAGCTCTTTTAGTTGTAGGAACCATTTGAGCAGTGCTCGTAGCATGAGCAACCGATTGATCACTAACAAATGAAGAACCGCCTGGCATTTATTATCCGTTTGTTGTAGTTAAGTTAGGTCCTGAAAACTTATCTGTTAACAAAGTATAAGCTGCAATATTGGTTTTTGTTTTGCAAAAAATACCTTTTGGAAACAGAATACCATCTTCAGGAAAATTAAAATTAATTACATCTCCAGTTGGAACATCTGCTAGAAATAAAGTTGTTCCTGTATTTGATGTAGTTGTTAATTCTAACACTCCTGCACCACCACCATTAGATGCAATGATTATACCTCTTAACCTTACAGGTGGAGCTATAATAGCTGTGGCTCCAGCTGCTGCATCTGATCTTGTTGCTTGTATGTCAGTTTTTGCTGCCATTTAATCTCCTTAGTTTGTGGCTCCCGAAGGAGCCACTAGTTAATTATTACTGATTATCAAAAGGTGTTGCGAGTGTTCCCGCAGCAAGAAGCTGACCCTCAACAGCATATAAATTAGCTGCAATAGCAGTAAATTTAATAATTGATCCTTTTAGACCACCTGTTGTAGCAGTTCCCGCTTCACCATTAAGATTAACTTCATTGTTACCAGTTGCAACTTGAAATTGTTTACCAGCAACTGAAGCAGTAATACCAAGTGTAACAGCACCAACAAATTTATCTGCTGTGTTAGCAGTTTTAATTGTACCAGTGAAGTTATCAATGAAAAGAATTTCAAAAGTTGTTCCAATTGTGTTTTGATTATTTGGATCACTTCCTGGTCCTGCTGCCGCTGCATCAGCTGTAGATATAATTGATGGAATAGTAATTGCAGTTGGTGTTCCCGCAGGATCCATAGTTATCAATCTTCCTGCATGATCAGCAACAGTTAAATCTGTAGCTAATGTTAATGCTTTTACTGCACCTGGCCCTGTGTTAATGAAACCATTTTTCGATCTTACTGGTCCCGAAAAGGTTGTGTTTGCCATAATTTTCTCCTTTGTATAGCGTTGATTATGCCGTCTCTATACCGTCCGCCTAGCCAGTCGACATAATAATTTATCTAGGTTTTTATATTATACATAAAAAAAGGGGCGATGTGAACACCGCCCCTTAATGTAATACCTTACGTATTATCTATTAACTAGTTGGTAAATTTCCGTTACCAAATACACATCTTGGATCAGAAAATCCAAAAGAGTATCTTTCTCTAGCTTTAAATCTTACGTTACCAGTATCGAAGTCACCTTCCATTGCAGTTTTAATTGGTGATCTAACGAACATTTTGAATCCGTTAGGTATATCAGTCAATAGGAAGAACGAGTCTGTATCAGTTAGGAAGTTATTAATAACATACCCTTCTGGAACCATTCCCATGCTTCTTACTGCATTGATATCGTTATCAGCAGTTCCTGTTCTCATAGGAGACTTCATGATTCTCTCAGCAGTAAATTGTAATTCTTTTGGAATTATCATTTTTCTACCTTGAGAAGCTATTTTTAAGCCTCTTTCATCTACGAACCCAGCAATGTCGATTAACGATTGCTCTAACGAAGTTTCGTTAAGATCTGCTGCTGTCGCAAGAACATTT